TTTAGCAAATACTCTACAATATTCAGTACCAACTTCTTGTCCAATGGCTCCTTCGTATCTATAAACTCTTGAACCCTTAGTCATTTCTTTATATCCATCATGGAATACTTTACTCACTTGGTCAATCGCATTACCAACGTGTTGTAATCTTTTACCACCCTGAGGTTGGCTATCAATAATTCTTTGTGTTTGGTCTAAGATTGAACCTTGTTTAAAAGTTCTTTCAGTTGACTCGGTTGTATTGTATGATGAAGGTTTAAAGTCTTCGTCTTGATTTGTAACTTCTCCACCAAGTCCAACTTTCTTACCAGCATTACCTTTGTATTTTGGTGATACCCATGTGAATCCACCTTCAATACCACCACCATTAGAATATGTAGGTCCGTTTGCACCTAATCTAATATCCTTACTTGGTCCTTCATAAAGTTGGGCTAACTCTGATGGACCATAAACAGGTGACTGTTGTTCAATACCATAAGCATTTACAGGTACCTCACCAGTTGGTGAAAAAACTTGTGATGGGTTAGAAGTTGAGCTACCTATATAAAAATTACTATTGTCAGATTGAGTACCTGTTAATACACCAGCCGCTCTATCAATAAACGTTCTTGGGTAGTTTGGTTTGTATCTGTTGTAGTCAATGTTTTTGAATAGTCTTGACCTTTGTCCTCCACCCATGTTATTAAACATGATTTGAGAACCAGTGTCTCCACCACCCATAAGTCTATTAAAGAATTTTCCAACACCACTACGTATAAATGCACTAGACATTTGTTGTATTGTGGTCTGTGGACCTGGGTTAACATTTGGGTCAAAGTATGAACCAGGTATTGGAGATACAGGTAAGATACTTCCACCTAATCTTAATGCAAAGTTGGCTGCCGCAAGTATTGGGTTTGCTGTGACAGTAATTGTATAGTTTGGCTCAATTAACGGAACTACACCTGACAAAATGTTAACTATGTCAGTCCCACTATTAATGTTTAAAATGTTAGCCCTGTCAATAGTGTCTTGTCTAATCTGAGCAGCAATTCTTGCCTCAAACTCTCTTCTAAGTGTTTCTGCAGCTAATTTAGCTATAAACGAATCTTGACTCAATAAACCATTACTTCCTCCTGGGTCACTTGAAAGTAAAATTGATAGTGGAGAATATGTTGACGGTACAAACGTTGTTGGGTACGGTTGGTTGTTTGATGTATTAGTTGTTTGTGGTCTACCTAAAGAATCAAAAAATGGAGCACTGTCTAATGGTAATTGATTACCGTTAGAAAATACGTTAAGAGGTTTCCATCTTTGAGATTCAATTAAGGCTTGGTCTACAATATTAGCGTCTTGAAATCCATACTCACCTTCGTTTGATTTAGTATTTAACAACGCTCCTGGGTCAGGAACTTGTTCGTAACCACCTTCATTACCATATTGGTTTAAAGGGTATAGTTGATTTGCAAATGTTGGAGTATCAATTAATTGGTCAGGACTATCTTGTACTGATGTGTCTGATTGAACATATTCTGTATCAATAGGAAGCGTAGGTCGGCTAGGAGACTTTGCATAAGGCGTTAAGTTCCTTGTTATAAGTTTTTTTCTAAAACCATCCGAGCTAATAAAATCTAAAGGACTCCCCATTAATATCTTTAATTAATAAATAGGTTAAGGACTATTTTTTGTTTATCTACCTAACACTTTTCCTGTAGGGGCTTTTGTTGGATTATCTTTTGTACCAGCATTAGCCATAATTTGTTGTGCTTGAGTACTATTGAATAGTTCAATAAAGGCTTTTGTCATTTCTTCTCTCTGTCCTGGTGATAAATTTGATGGTAAATTACTAAAATTCACTTCAACTTTAAGCCCTCCCTCAACATTAACTTTTGAAGAACCTCCTCCAAACGCACCACTATTTGTCATAGTTTCTTTTACTTCGGTACTTTTGTTACCCTCAATTAAAGATGATATTGGTTTATTACCATCTTTAACACCTTTGATTTGTTCAGATTTTACACCACCTAACATCTTATCTAAAAATTCTTTAGCAACTCCATCAATCGATGTTTTATCCCCAAGTTTACTACGAGTTTCTTCTAAACTTTTAACAATACCTTGTTTAAACCCTTCTTCAAGTTTAATTCCTTGGGTACCTAATTTTGTAAAATAATTTGATAATGCATCGGTAGTTTTAACATCTTTATTTTTTATATCATTAAATAATTCTTTTATATCACCCATCGATTCTGTTAGAGTACTTCTAACTTTTTCAGGAGAACTAAAGTTTCTCGAAGCCGCTCCCGTAAAGTCCGACGATATACTTCTAACCGATTCCGAACCTCTTAAAAAATCTTTTTGAGTTACAGCCCCACCAACAACGGCAGCTCTAATCGCATTAACATTACCTTTAATATCTTCAGAGATTGACATTTGAGATTTTGCAATCTCTTCCATAGTTTTAGGGCCGTCTTTCTGTTCTTTTATTAACTTGTCAAATTCTTCTTGTGTAAGTTCAGATAATTTTTTAGTCTCATCATCATTAATCTTAACTTCATATTCACCACCTTCACCCATTCTAGCAATGTTGGCAACGTATTGTTTGTCTTCTTCTTTAATGTTTAATCCTGCAGAACCGATTGCTGAAATTCTTTTATCTGCCTCAGCCGCCGCAACCGCAAGTTTACTCATTTCTTTTGCACTCACTCCTGTTTGTTGTTCCATCTCTCTAAGAGTTAAAACACCTTGTGGATTGATTTTGAAAGTTTTTGTTTTTTCGTCGAAGTAACTAAATTGTTTTGCAACGTCAACCAAACTATCTTGTAGACCTTGTGGGTCATTAATTGATTGATTCATTAATGCAAACGGGTCGGCTAACGCCCCTGCAGATACTCCTAGTCTTTGGAATGCCGCAGCTGTTTCAATTGCTCCTTCAGGAGTTAATACTTTGTCGGCTAACCTAAATGTCTCTCCCATGTCAAATCTTAACATAGAGGCTTGAGCAGCCATTTTTGTAAGTCCTTGAACTCCACCTTCAAATTGGTATCTGTTCATTTGGTCCATATTGGCCCTAACACTATCCATTACTTGTTTAGTATTACCACCAATACTTCTAACATAGTTGACAGAATCTTCTAATTGTTTACCTACTTGTTCAATACCAACACCAACATTTAAAAAGGCCTCTGAAATTTCACCAACACTGGCTCCTAATACTTTAGAAGCTGCAAAAAGTTTTTCAACGTCTTCAGCATTTTCTACAACATTTCTTCTTGAGGCTAACGCAATTTGTTGAATTGATTCTCCAACATCCCCAAGATTACCACCTAATCGCGCAATACCTGGTAATGAATCAACAAGTTCGGTTTTTAATTCAACAATCCTTTGTCTACTTTGACCAAATAAATTATTGACCTCACGAGCTACGGAACTTACTCTCTCAAATGTTTCTGCAAATTCTTGAGCGTTAGGTAATTTTACCGCGTTTTTTAATTCTTCACCCATTTGACCCGAATTCTGGTTGTTAGTATCTGCCATATTGTTTTGTACTTGTTACTATATAAATACAAAAGGACTGAGTTTTCAGTCCTTTTTATTATCTTCAATCCATTTATCTAAAAGATACTTTCTTGTGAACAACGGCATTATTAAAAAATCTTGATAACTTATCTTTAATAATGTGTTTAAGTAGTAGAACTCGTCTAACTGACTTTTTCTATAATCAGAAGAAAGGACGAAAAAAGTCGACCCCGAAACCTACATTAACTGTAAGTCTTTCTCCTGATGGGGTCATAACAATTCGTTTCATATCCAACCTTGGTTCATTATCTTCCATAAATTTTCTTATGAATTTTGAATCCGCAATTGGCATTGATTCTATAAATTTGGCGATTTCGCCTTTATCGGTAGACCCGTTTGTCTCAATAATTTCTTTTTGTAATCTCAAAGTAACTTTAGGAACTACTCTTCCCGCAGGATATGAATCCGCTGCTCTTTGATTTTCTAAGATTTCACCGTAAGTCATTGGTTTTAACTTAACAGTTGTTTGAGATTTTGGTAACGTCGTTGTAAATGTTCCGTCTTCGTTAGGTTGTTGACCTTGTAGAATAGTTAATTGGTCAAGTAGTACTGTTGTTTTGAAAGGTTTTCTTGTTGATGGGTCTGTCAATGTAAGTTCCATTTCAGGTCCAAACGCGGTGTTCCTTAAGAAAATTAAGACCGCCTCAACATCACCTTCCAACATGTCCTCAACACGTAAGTCTGGTTCGTAAATCTTTGTTCTTAAAAGATTTGGTGTCATATCGTCACCACCCGCCATTAATAAGTTCTCATCAGTTGCTGTCAGATACCCGACTTTAATTGATTTCTTTTTGTTTTTGTAGAATATACCTTGAGATGGTAATGGTACCACGTCATGGGGAAGCGAAAAGTTCGCTTGACCGTATTCTCTTGATTGATTATCCATATAAAAAATTAACCGTAAAGTTTATGTGCTTTACGGTTAAATATAATTGTTCTAAATTTTTTATAAATAGTATTAGTAAACTAACACACATCTGTCCATTCTCAAAGTTGCAGCAATTGTCGCTAAACCATCTGTGTTGTAAGCCAACGCATTAAAGTTAACATCTGTTAAGAATGTACCATACATAATCCATTTCTCAACAACAACACCTGTTGGGTCTAACATCTCAAGGTCAATATCTTTTTTGTACCCTGCAGCATATCCCATACGACCTGTCACTGACTCGGCGTGTAAACGAACCCACTCCATAAGAGCTTGTGCGGCAGACGGTCCAATTGGGTCTCTAAAGACAACGTTAATTGTTTGCCAGTTGAATCTACCTGCAACGTAAGTTGAAGTGTTCAAGAATGGAATTTCAGTCGCAGCAATTGTAATGTGTGGTCTCGAAGTACTTTCTACGAACCATTCATTAATACCTAAACTTGATGGAAACCTTAAAATGAATCGGTTTTGACGTTTCGGTTCATAAGGAATCGGCATTTTCATCAGTAAATCAGCCATATTATTTAAATTTTGTTTCTATGTTTATAACGATAAATATATCCGTTTGAAAAATTTTTCTATTTACTTAAAAAATTAAAAACGGTATTCTTTAACTAGACTTCCTTTTTAAGTCCTCCAGCAGTAGAATATGTTCTTACTATATTATCTGGTTTATCTTTAAAATGTTTTTTCATTACTTCTATGTTCTTAGGGTCATCATCTGAAAAGCCTATAGATGGCTCACTAGGAATAAAGTTATTATTAACATCATTCTTTAAATACGCTCTTTTATTTAAAACTGCTGATAATCCTTTAATATAAGATACAAAATCTTCCATTGCTTGGACCTTCGCCTCTTCAGGATTAACTGCCCCACCCTCATCTCCGAAAGAAACTGGATGGTACTTGTTGAGTTCTAAATAAGTTTTAATTAATTCTTCGTCACTCATCTCATCTTCATCTACAAACGTCCTATATTTTTTAAGGTTTTTAATAAGTTCATCTTTGCTTATCCCATTATAGTCATTTATAATATAATTATAAACCGCTTGTTTTAATGTATTTGGATTGTGACCCCTCGCTGTGATTATGGAAAACACCGAACCGTTATTGATAGCTTCTCTGAAATCATCAAACGCGGGACCTTCTTTTGCCCTCATCGCATCGATTAAGAAATCTTTATCACCCGCAGTTCTGAAATTTCTAAATGAATCCTCAGCAAACCCTACAATTGTCTCACCTTTATATTCAAAAGGTTCTTTACCTAAATGATGTCTGTGTTCTGCGAAGTCATCTGTTGACATACCTACTTCGTCACCATCCTCACTTTTAACCATGATTTTTGTCGGCATATGAACAATATTATCATCCCAATCGAATGCGTAATATTTCATATCTGGTGAACCTTCACCTTTAAATCCTTCTGTTAATTTATTTCTCATTTGGCTAAAGGGGGGATTTAGTCCCCCCATTATTTATTAAATATTTTCGAAAGAAGCTCCTGTTGGAGTAATGAAGAATTCAATGTCGATGAATTCTAACGCTTTCGTTGGTTTTAAGTAGATTTTTCCTACTAATGTGTTTCTGTCTAAGTCTTCAGGTGTTGAAGAAACTGTTACACGGAAATCGTATAAACCTCTGTCTCTTCTGATTGAATCTAAGATTGGGTTAACACTGTCTAAGAATTGTTGTCTAACGATTTGGTCGTTTTGTTCGAACAATAATCTTACAGCTACTGCTGAAATCAACTTACGAGCTTGAAGTAATAATCTTCTTACGTTCAATCTGTTAAGTGCTGAGTCAGCAACTTGTAACGTTTTGTTACCCCAAATTACAGTACCTACATCAGAGAAAGTTGCGATAGGGTTAATTCTACCTTGGTAAAGTGTGTCTCTATCTTCTTGAGTCAATTTAGTTCTCGCTTTGATAGAGTTTACAAGACCTCTTGTGTAACCCGCTGATGCGAACCATGGGAACGCTATGTTATCTGTTAACGCTAAGTTTCTACAAACTTCTCCTGTTGGTGGTAAGTAGATTTGTGTGTTGTTCACAGTATCTCTTACTAAAATCCATGGGTAGTAAGTTGCAGTGTAGTTAGAGTCAATTCCTGTATTATCTAAGTTATCAACCGCCTCTTGTGGGTAGATGATATCTAAAGAGTTAGTTCCATCTGGAGTGTACATTAAGTAGTCAGGAGTTGTTGCGATATACACAGAGTCAGCTCTTGAATATTGTACCATATCGATAGCTTCTTCAACAAGGTTTGAGTTGTTAACATAATCAATTGATGAAGTTGCGAACACGTTAATGTTTGTTGCTTCAGGATTACCAAATGTTAATATACCAAGTAAGTAAGCGTAATAATCGGTGTTAGCAAAATCTTGAGTATTATTAGCTACAACAATTCTCTTGAATAAACCTTGACCTGTCGCTGTTGGATATCTTGTAGAAGCTGATGCTCCCGCTAAATAACCTGATGAACCTAATTGGAATCTATCTTGGTTGGTTCTGAATTCTCTATAAACATCCCATCCGTCAAATCCACCCGCAAAACATAATGTATATTTTCTTGAGTATATGAAGTAATAAGGGTTCTCTTGAGTTTCAGGGTCGAATCTGAAATCCGCAACACCACACTCGAAAGCTGTTTGACCACTTGATAAGTATGAGTTTGCGATTGTAACCACAGTAGCACCTGAGTCCATGTGGAAACCTCTACTTAAATAGTTCCAAGCCTGGCCTTCAATAGGTAATGCTGAGTTAACCCAATTTATAGGGTTTTGTCTACCTTTATAAGTTAAGAATGATTCATCAATACCAAATTGACTTGAGAATCCTAAATAACTTCTTCTAACTATATCTCCCGCAGATTCAGTAGCGTTAGCCGTTGTTCCAAATGGAGGGTTATAAATAACTTCACCTGGGAAGTAATATTTTGTTTTGAATTGTGGTACTGGTGAAATGTTCGCAGTTGATTCATATTCTCTTTGTATGTATCCGTAGAATCCACAAGGAATAGCATCAATCGGAGCCTCGTCAGCCAATTCAATCATTATAAATTTAGATATCAAAGCGTATTCACCGTTTGATGAACCAATTTTCTTAGCAACAAAGTTGTTAGAACCTGGGTCCATATTACAGTTAGTAAATTTTTCAATAACAACAGGATTTGCATCCGTATCAAAGAAGTTTCTTACTAACACATCAAAAGTCATATTGTTGAATGATAAGTTAGCAATAGAAACCTTAACCTCAACGTTCGCAGCATCTCCGTCAGAGATTGAAATGAATTTGAATAATTTGTAA